ATTTTATGTCGTTGCTTTCTTTAACGCTGCGCAACTTTTGATTTTTTAACCGTCTACGTTCTTCCTTCAATTCAAGCAGGCGATTTTCTAAATGATCTTTTAACGCGATTTGTTTCATTTTTGCTTTCCTAAATTTTTATCATTAAAGTTAAATTTTACTTTTGGGGTTAGCTTCCATAGCAAATCATGTAATGACATAGATGCCGGTGTTGTGCTTTTTCTGTATTTTTGTGCAATACAATATTTTTCAAAAATTTCCATTTTTTCGTCAATTTCTGACGGCGAAAAAAAAGATAAAAAACTTTTGTCATAGTCGCCGTTATTACTAACAGAACAATCTTTAAAAAAAAACACAAACTCAGGGCAAAATGTAGACTGTACATTTTTTTGCACAAGTCTTACATCATGTATTTCTGAAATATTAAAATGTTTTATCTCTTTCTCGTGTAATGCTTTACTCATTTTTACTCTCCATTGTTTAAATATTTTTCTGCATCTTCAACAGGAAACCCATCTAAAAGGAACACATAAAAAACTCTTATTGTTCCGTTAACGTTTTGCGAAAATGTTTTTCTTATGTAAACTTGTTTTTTAACCGATGATTTTTTTAAGTCGTTATCAATAGAATAATTAGTGGCCAATTTTTCGTTGAAAAAATGAAAAATAACATCGTCTTTATCTTTTGTATCAAACCGCTTGCCATGTAAATCACCGCCAATAAACTGCGTTTTGCTCATGTAATCTCTCCTAGAATGTTATTGTTATTCTGTCGCCATCTTCTACAAAACTAGCGATCTTTTTGCCCTGCGGAGTTAAAAACCACCCGTCACCTTTTACCCACCGTTTGGGGATGGCTTTTACTTCCGCTGTTCTACGCCTACCGTTAGCATAATTTTTTTTGATAAAGACTCTCACTTCGTGATTCCTCTTTTTTCGCCCTCATCGGTCATCATCTCTGTCAAGCTGTAAATGTGACCGCCTTTGAAAATGAACCCACCGATATTGGCTTGATGCACTTCGTAATAGTTAGCATGGCTTACTTTAAAAAACAGGGTGGCGATAACCACCCCAGCAAGCAAACCAACGCCAGCGCATAAGGCAGCTAGTTTTTTGATTTGCTCGTCATTCATTTTCAACTCCAATACCATGTGCTTTTTCAATAATCCTAACGAACTCTCTAATAGTGCATTGTTTTTCAGGCAAATCTATAGCGTTTATTTCTTCATCACTTAAAGGATCACGTTTTTGTGGTGCTAGGTAGACAGGAGAAACATCTGTCACGTTATGCCATGTTACATAAGGCTTATCAAAGCTAAATACCGTTTCTATATCACCATAACAATCTTTTTGCTTGTATAAATAGCCGACTGGTTTGTTCATTCCACACTCCCCGTATCAAAGTTATTACAAACCGCCCCAATAACGCGCGTGGGACGTTTAAAAAGCTGGTAAGCACCGACAGCAAGGTTGTATTCCTGCTTTGCGTTGTTGCACGCTTGCATGGTAGCGTAGGGGATTGCTACGCTGGTGTACTCGATAACTTCATGCGTGGTTGTTTTGCCGTGCTTGTCGATGTTGGTGTCAACCGTCAAAAATGACAGCGTTAATGCCAGTGTTGCCGATGCGCTCATGATTCACCTCTTGCTTCAATCATTTCGTTGTTTTTTTCTTGCAGTGCGCTAAGTTTAGAATCTGCTTCATTAGCTACATAAATCACTTCTTCAAGCCGAATATATTTGTAGTTTTGACCGCCAATCGACTCATTACGCGTTGGGATTTGCATTATCAAATTCAATATGTCATTCATCCTTCCTCCTCGATTGCTTCAAAAGAGCTTTCAAAATCCTCTTTCATTCTTACAAAAACTATTTCATCATCCATTCGGTCGGCATACGCATATCCATCCACCCATTCCCCGCACAGTTTGATTTTTACCTCGCTGACTAACACATATTCGTCGCCGGTGGTTTTTTGCTTGTAATACATCACTTCCCCTTGGCTTTAGCGATTGCTTGTTCTGCTGTTTCAATAATGTGCCAAAGCGCATCAACCATTGCCGACTCATTTTGATCTTGATTCCAATATTCTGCGATGTGTTCCAATGCTCCCAGCAACTCATCGATTTTTGCGTCAGTTTTATTAAGTTGATCAAGTGCGTCTAGGATCATATCTGTTTTACTCATCCTTCCCCCTCATGAAAATAATGCAACGTGTATGGAATTAAATGCGGTTTATCCCATACTTTTGAGTACGGAAACCACATCAAAAAAGTATTAAGGTATGCGTTGTACTGGTAATAGAGAATCGTATCGTCAGGGCATATTGCATAATGCGTTGCGCCTATTTCGTTTAATGGCTTTTTAATTATTTCACCCTTAGCGTAATTTCCCTGCGCTTCAAGCATTGCGTCAGCCAATTGATAAGCACTTTCAGCAATATGACTGTGCATTACCCATCCTTCTTGAGATGCAAAACTCTGCATAGCTTTTCCCGCAAAATAATCGCGTAGCGTCATGCCTTTGTTTAACGGGCTTCTTTGATTTATCACTCCACCAATGCTGTACGACTCACCACCCGGAAACGCTGCACCACCATTATTATTTTTTTTACTCATGTTACCCCCTCACTCCAACCATAATTGACGGCGGTGCTGGAATACTGACACCGATAGGCCGCCACAAATGTAAACAATATTGATGATTGTTGACGTACTCGCTTTTAGGCGGATGAAACTGAACTACAGTATCTTCTTCATCCCAAAACAAACTTTTGATAAAACACATTTCAGCCCATGTTGGGCAGCGGTCTTTTAACGATACCGATACATGCTCCCAACCCTTCCCGTCAGAAGCTATGCAAAAAAAATGTCTACCGGATTCCTTGATTATAAAGCAACCGTTGTTTCCGTCTTTTTCGGTAGAATTTAAATGTCCCAATTTTTCTTGTACTCGATTTTTTTCAGGTACTTTAAAACTCATATTACCCCCTGCTTACTATCTGGTGTGCCGAATCAGTGGCTTTAATTCTTTTTAAATCAAGCATTGCTCATCCCCTATGTAGCGGTATTGATTAGTTTCCTTGAAAATTGGCGAACAATTATGTTTACGCCAAACGTATGATGCCGCTTCACTTGTCCATTCAAACTCTACCCACGGATCACAACGACGTGCAGCAACTTCGGCGTATTTCAAAATGAGCTTAGCGTGTGGGTGTGGTGTTATTGGTTTATCAAATTGCTCAACAACATCACAGGCAAATTTATTACCATTACTATCAATCCAGTGTAATTCTAAACTTGCTTTTTTTGCGTCTGTGGGCGATTTATCCCAGTCTGGTTCAAAAAAATATACAGGTTCTTGTTTTTCGTTCCACGTCTTAATCGAATTTATTAGCTGATTTGAATCTTGACATTTAATGCAAATATTCGCTAATTCTCTAAGTTGTTTTTTTGTCAAAATGGCCATCACTGCCCCCTTGCCGCAAGCATGGCATCTGCTATGCTGTAGGCTTCTTTTGCTAAAGCGAGATTACTCCAAGAACTATCAGGACCACTTGAACAAATACCGTTTAGGGCTTTCGTCGCTATGTAATCGCGCAAACTCATGCCGTTAGTTCTGAATGTAGTTTCAGACCCCATTTGTAATGGAAATGCTGCCCCACCATCGTTTATTTCTTTGCCCATAAACCCGCCTGTAATTTCAATAATTCACGTCTAATTATATAAAACTCATTTGTTGCTTTGTTGCATTTAACCCAAAAATACACAGCCGTTAAAATAAAAACAGCATAAGCAATGCCCGTTTCGTCTAACATTTTTAAAAATTCAATCATAAATCACCTTTGTATTAAAAAAGGCCACTTGGCTTAGCGGCAGAGGTAGGAGTTGTTTTTTAAATTAACTTTGCGTAGTTTAAATTCGATTTAAAGTCAGCAATTGAGATTTTGTGCCTTCCCAATTCCGCGTCTGCATAAATTCTATGGGACAAATGATCAACGTGTTTGTAAACAATTTCGTTTAGCTCTTCTGAACCTGCGATTTTTTCTTCGCCATCTTCGCCAAAAAAATCAATCTCATCAACCATGCACTCACGATCATCTTCAATGTCGTGGTGAAAAGTAGCAGGGATGTATTTACCTGATAGTGTTGCTTTGGCTTTAACGCCAATATCAACTAAATCGTTGGTAATGATTGAAAAGTAAATGGTAACTTGCATTTTTATTCTCCTAAAATATCAGTAACAATGCCATTTACTTTGATTTTCATTCCATTTTCGTCAAGTGTTTCGGTTTCTACATAATCACCAATTTCAACGCTTGTATAAATTGGCGCTACTGTGTCGTTGTTAATTACTATTGTTGTCATTGCCATGATTAAATCTCCTAAGTTATTTTATTTTTTGTTTGCGTTCTTTAGAACGTGTGCATATAGTAAAGAAAAACTTTACTATATGCAAGCAATTATTTGTTAGAACGGAATATCATCATCACGAGCTGGTAAATATTCACCATTTAAACCCGCCGGAGACCGTATAGCCGCTGCGTGTAACTCAGAATAAGCCGCTTGCGGAGATTGGTACACTGGTTGCGGCTGCGCTTGCGGTTGCGCTGCTGTGTCGCGTTTGCCGACTAAATCAATAATATTTGCATTTACCTCTAACGTGGTTTTTTTAACTCCGTCCGTTCCTACAAATTCGCTTTGCGTCATTTCGCCCGATATGAACACTTGTTGCCCTTTTTTTAGGTAATCTTTTAAGCTACCTTCTGCACGTTTCCCCCACAACGCAACACGAAACCAAATCGTTTGCTGTTTGTCACCAAAGCCAATGTTGTTGGCTACTGCCACATTTAAAACAGTTTGTCCGCTTGCTGTATTTCTTACTTCTGCATCACGTCCAACTGTACCTGTAAAACTAATTACGTTGCTCATAATCTAAACTCCTAATAAAAAAATTGCTAAATCAACGCGCTTTTCTAGCTCGTATCGTTCCTCTTGTGTCACAAGCCATTTATAGCGAATGACGTTTTTATAATATCCTCCCTCTATCAAATACGGTAATTCTTCATCTTTTGCATTAGCAATAAAATAAAATCGTCTGTCGTCTTGATCTAATGACGCTGACCTGATTGCGTCTAACTCTTCTTGATATGGGCAAAATACAATTAATTCCGCATAATCTACACCCGTTAAAATAGCGTTGCTTACAAGTTGCCAATAATATTCTGGGAAGTCATCTTTCAATGAATCATTTTTAAATGATTTTTCAAGTTCACAAAAATTTTTTAATTGTGGGCATTTAATATCTCCAACACAATCAGAGCCGATTAAATCGGGCGCACCAGTCCAGCGGGTAAATTTAGGATGAACTATACGCTCAGTTGACGCTAATTCGTACTCTAAGCTGATATGATGATCGTTTACATAAGACTCGACAAACGTTCCCCATAACGCATGGCGTGAAGACTGGTCGGTGTTTAGTGATCTACCCAAGCGCATTTCATAGCGCGTTTCTTCAATGTACGTTAACGCTGGCTTACCAAGTGAATCAGCCGCTTTGCCGTTGGTCATCAATTTATAAATATTGCTACTGCTAAACGTTCCTGCTCTCATTATTTGCTCTCCAAAAATAAAATTAATTTTTTGTAGCTGGTTTTCTCTCGATTATTAACGATGCGATGCGCATAATGCAGTTCTTTTTCGCTTAATAATTCAGTTTTTAGCGTTAATTGCTCAATTGCATAATTCCAGTCTTGAGCAATGAATCTTACTTCATCTTTAATTTCATCAACACTTAAAACATCACGTCTATTTAAGTTTGCGCCAAATAAATCGCCAAAATGATCGCAAGCATCTTTAATTGCTACGGTTTTAGCTAATGGGAACGCCATTGATAACGCGCCATTGTTAATGCTTGCTAGATCGGCAACACTGCAACCTTTCTTAGTTTGAAGTTGAGCAGCTCCAATGCCGTCATGATAATTCCATTCATTTGTTACTGGGTGCAAGTAATGAACGCGAACAGTAACCCAAACACCGTTGAAAGCTGTGCCCTGCCCAGTAATTTCAATTTTCCATTGTGGAAAAATCGCTTTCATTAATGTTTCGACTTTATCAATTGGTAAATACCGATAACCAGCAATATATGGGTGTTTTTTTACCCATTCCTCAATAGGTTGCTGATTCATAAGATCATCAAATTTTTTGACGTTTGGGTTGATAACAACCCCATTTTTTATATCATCTAATGTTGCTAATTGCATATTTTCACCTTTTTTATTATAAATCACCGCGATTCGTGTTAAATTATAAAATAAAGATTTACAGAAGTAAAGAAAAGTTTTATTATACAACCACCAAAAGAAAAGAGGAAATCATGGATTTAATAAATATTGTTAATTATTTTGGTAGCAAGCAAAAACTTGCTCAAGCAATTGGAACATCAAAGCAAAACGTAAACATTTGGAAAGATAAAGGTTATGTTCCAACAAAATGGGCTATTGAGATTGAAAAAGCATCTAATGGCGAAATTCAAAGATCAGAAATAAGACCGGATATTTTTACATGATAAAAGACAGAGATTATCAAATAAACGCCATACAAGGTGTGAGAAACGCAATTTTTAACGGTAGCAAACGTGTTCTGGTGCAAGCGTCAACAGGAGCAGGTAAAACACATATAGCTGCGCGTATTATTGAATCAGCAGTAAACAAAGGTAAGCGTGTGCTATTTGTCGCGCATAGAAAAGAGATCATTGGGCAATCGTCACTTAAACTTGATTCAATGGATATTGAGCATGGGATTATTATGGCAGATCACCCACGCTATAAACCAACAGAGTTGGTTCAAGTTGCAAGCGTTCAAACATTGCGCGTTAGGCATAAACCAAAAGCCGATATTGTTTTTTTTGATGAGGCACATTTAAGCGTTTCAAAATCATTTTTAGATCTTGTTGAGCATTACAAAGAATCAATTATTATTGGATTAACCGCCACGCCTGTTCGTACTGACGGGCGTGGACTTGGTGAAATATATCAACACATGACGCAAGTTGTTCCTATGCGCGATTTAATTGACTTAGGTTTTTTAGTTCAACCGCGAGTGTTTGCGCCATTTATTCCAAATCTTGGTAATTTTAAAGTTGTTCGTGGTGATTACGATGCAACGCAAGTAGCTGCTGAAATGGATAAATCGAGCATTACAGGCGACATTGTTAAGCATTGGAAACAACACGCGCAAGGACGATCAACAATTTGTTTTGCTTCAAGCGTGGCGCACAGTGAACATATTGTTGATGAATTTAATGCTAACGGTATAACTGCAAAGCATTTAGACGCTAAAACACCCGCGCATTTGCGCGATAAAATCATTCATGACTTTAAAATCGGTAAATTTAAAGTGCTTTCAAATATGGGTATTTTAATTGAAGGTTTTGATTATCCTGAAACATCCTGCGTTATTCTTGCAAGACCAACTCAATCAGTAACGATTTATTTGCAAGCGGTTGGACGCGGTATGCGTACTGCTTGTGGCAAAGATGATGTAATTATTTTAGATCATGCTGGATTAACACACTCGCATGGATTTGTTACTGATGATAGGGAGTGGTCACTTGATGGCAGAAAAAAGAAATCAAGAAAAAATGCTGAAGATAAAGCATTATCGGTGCATATTTGCGTTAAATGTTTTTGTGCTTACAGTAAACAAGAATATCCGGATGCTTGTCCTGAATGTGGCAAAGAAACAGAAAAACGCGCAATTATTGAAGTTGATACTGATGCACAACTTGTTGAGATTGTGCCAAAAGAAGTAATAAAGGCACAAAAACGAATGGAGCTGGTGCAAGCGAGAACATTAGAGGAGCTTGTTGATCTTGGACGCTCGCGCGGTTATCAATACCCAGTGCAATGGGCAAAACGAATTATTGAGCAGCGCAATGCTTGGCAAAATAAAAACCGTAGGTCAATGGCATGAACGAACAACAAATCCAGCAAGAAATTAGGCTTGCAGTTGCATCACCTAGCATAAGGCTATTTAGGAACAACGTAGGCAAAATTAAAGACGCTACAGGGCGTTTAGTTACATTTGGTTTATGTAATGGTAGTGCTGACCTTATTGGCTTTAAATCGGTCACTATTACGCCAGAAATGGTAGGTCAAAATATTGCCGTTTTTGTTAGTCTTGAAGTAAAAACACCAAAAGGAAAAATATCTGAACCGCAACAGGCGTGGTGTGATATGGTAGCCAGCCGCGGTGGAATAGCGGGAATTTGTCGAAGTGTTGAAGATGCTAAGGAGCTTTTAAAATGACAATATCACGACTTAAAAAACTAGCCTATTCACAACAATTTCACGGAAAACCAACAATTGACGGCTGGAAAACTTGCCATTTATATCTAGGCAGCAACTCGTGGCAAGCTAAACAAGATATTTCAACAGATAGCGTTATTTTGCCTGCTGGTGACAATCCAGCGGATTATGATTGGTCTATTATGCGTGGAAATATTATCTTCGCGTCAGTGCTTGGTAATTGCGATTTAACCTATAGAAAGCGTGTGGCTTTATACGCTTTGCGCGGTGGGGCTTATCAAATACGATTTAAAATAAAACAAGAAATAGAATTATGCGGTTATCCATTGGAGATATTTAATTATGACGAGCGTTACGATGCCTAAAAAAAATAAACTCGATCTTGAAGAAGAATTTAAAGACGAAATAGGTGATGTTGATAGCAGATTAATTGATTCACCTGATTATCTTTTACAAAATTACATCATGCTTCACGGTACAAATTGCGTTTGGGATATATCAACAGGTGCAATGTTAAAAGTTGAGCATCTTAAAATGTCTTTTCCTATTTCTTATAAAATATGGCAATCGCAGCCATCTCGAAAAATAATACCAGCAACTGATCTTGTTTTTTCTCCAAAAGGCGTTGGCAAAGATCAGATAAATATGTTTACAGGGATAAAAATGCGCCCAAGTTATGGGAACGGATATAAAGCATGGAAT